GTAAGTATTGATCCTGCGCTTCGATGTAATCCGCCATCGGTATCAGGCTGTCATTCGATAGCGTGGTAAAGACTGGACGCGGACAGGGGAAAAACTTTTCCAGCTTCAACGGGTCAGGAACGGACAGCAGCACCCCGTCATGGTGCTTGGATATCCAATAAACCGTCAGATCAAACTTGCACCAGATTTCATAAATCGTGGCCTTCAGTCCAATCTGGTCATTCGATTGCGCTGACTTTGGAATGTTGCGGTCACGCTCGATGCTCTTTTCTTCATTGTTGTCCAGCGGAATGGCGTTACCAATTTCTTCCCCAAACCGCTCAATCAAATCCTTTCGGGACAAGTAAACGCGCTTGGCGACAGTCTCCACTTCGTCCCATGTGCGCGGACGCCCAAGGACAAGGAAATCCTTCCAGTGGATGTAATCGACGCAAAGGCTCTCCCATGTCTTTTCTTCCGTGAGAGCCTGCGCTTCATCCTCTTTCGGTTCGTCAATGTCCTTTTCATTTTCGTCGGTGGCCTCGTTGTAGCCGGTCGTCTTGAGCGTTACAGCCTCGCCAAATTGCGGGACATACCGCACCCAAGGAACGCCGCGCCCCACAAGCAAATAATCGTCCCGGCATTGTTTCAGCGTCTTGTGAAACATGCTCATGGACATTTCATAGCGAAGCGCACGCTCGAGAATAGAACTAGCCGCGCGGCCTACCGGGTCGCGGTCCAAGAACCGGCGTTCGCAAATTGGTACTGGCTGCTTGGAGTAAATGGCGGGCTTTAGGGTTTCGACGTTCGCCCAGAACAGGTTAAGCCTACGAGGGTCAACCGAAGCATTACTATCCGTCCGTTCGCCGGTATTCCGTTCATCCTTGTAAGCGCGAATAATCTTATCGCCGCGCACTACCCATTCGTTACGGTCTTTTTCGGCTTGATTTATCTCCCGGACCCAATACTCGGCCATTTCGCGGGAGTTTTCAATCTGGTGGGTCATTTATGCCATGGTTGCACCTGACATGACCCAAACGGCCCGCTTCATATCCGCCCCTCGCGCCTGCTCGGCTGGTTTTCCCACAAATCATCTAGACTTACCTGATTCATGGTGCCGACACTCAATATCTTGTGTTCCGGTTTCTTTATCAGTTCTTTTACATAAGGTCTAGACATGCACGCATAACGGATTTCGTCCGGCGCGTGATCCTCGGAATTTGTGTCCACATCCTCTGGCTTGTCGCTGTCATGCTGCAACGCTGGCAAGGTTCTAATCGCGTCCGTGCATGTGCTGAAAAAGTAAATCATGGGCCGCTCGCCATCGCCTAGCAGCCGCGAGCGTATCTGGTCCCACCCGCCCATCGCGCCCCTTGCAGCTACGCGCTTGTTATCAGCGCGCCGGAACAGGATATTGCTCGAGCGTGCCATGCGCTCGGCTATGGAAGGACCGCCGTCACTGGCAAAGGCTGCCGGGTCCAGCACGCCATAATTGATTTTGTCGTCGCCGTCCTTTGCTTTGATTTTAGCGGCAACATCCTCGGCTGGCATCTTTAGCCCTACGTTTGGGGCGGAGGCTCCGTACCATTCTCGATAACGGACCAGCGCCCCTCGCGGAATAACCAACTCGTTCCGTCCGACACTAGAAAAAATCGGCCTGTTTGAGCCTCCATGTCCATTCGTTGAATTGTCGAAACTGGCGGGAGCGGCAAAAATAGTTCCGATCCCGGTCGCAAAATCTTCTCCGGCAACCGCCCACCATCCAACGCTGAAAGGGGCCGCGCTCCCCCAATCCATGCTGCGAAACCTAAGCCAATGCTCTGGAATAGCGAACGGCGCGATAACATGCTTTTCATTGCTCCACTCCGGAAAGAACGCCCCTTCAATAACAGACCAGTCGCCCTCAAGCCATGCCCTTACTAGCTGCTGGCTGCCGGTCATTTGTAGGTTGGCTACATAGTCACCGCCCAGATATTTATTGTCCTGTAGCTTGGACGGGATGAATACCCGGTCGCGGGTTATTTCTTCCTGCGTCCACGGGTTTTTGAACGTCTGCCTTGTGATTTTCCAGCCTTTCGGCGCTTGGTCGATATACCGCGCTTTGACCCAATGGTGACCGGGACCTCCGGGATTTCCAGTTGCTCTAAAACCACAGGGGACGCCAGCGCCAGAACGAAGAGTTGCCATAAGTTTGAGGATCGGTCTTTCACTAGGAAAGGTACCGATTTCTTCCACATAGACGCGTGTGTACGAGTGTCCCTGATAGGCGTCAGCGTCGGAGTCCCGTTCGAGATATGCAAAGCGTAAACGCGCTCCATTAGGCGCTCGCCACATTTTTTCTTGCTCATGAAACTTCCATCCCAAAAGAGTGTAAATGCTTTTCGAGCGTTCAATCGTTTCAACTAGCTGCGTCCGCTCGCGTCGGACCATCAGGCCGATTGCGTGTTCCCCGTACAGGTCTGCGTGGGAGATGAAATCCCCTAGCATGGCGTCGGTCTTGCCGCCGCCTCTGGCACCGCCGAAGAACACCTCGAAACAAGGACATGAGATTAGCGCGGCCTGACGGGGCTGCGCTTCCCAGATTACTGTAGTTTCGGCTCGTGCTGCTTCTGCCATGCGTCCGGTTCTGCAATGGACTGTGGTATTCTTGCAACATAAGATGTTGCCACTTCACCGGAAAGTTCAACAGACTGGGTATCTGGGATAACTTTTTTCAGTAGGCCAAGGGCTGCGGTTACTTGTGGGGCGGTCATGGTGATTTTGCCCTCTACAAAGTCGGTCAAGCGATTGATAAGGGCTGCCGCTCGGATTTTGTTGCGGGTTTCTTCGTCATGGCGGATTTTACGGATTCTTGCTGGCATTGACCGCCTCTTGAACAATCGACTTAGCAACAAGCCATGCTATTACCCACCCGGCTTCATGCGATAGATGCAATTTAGCTTCGCGGAACTGTTGCAAAAACTTTTCTTTGTCCCCCGATATAGAAAAATCATCGTATAAGTAAACAGTAGCAGAGCCAACGGTAACAGGAAGCGGAAAGACGGCTTTCCCCGGCTCCGATGTTAAAAATTCATGATTGATAATCATGTGTCCCATATTCCCCGGACCTTAAGCCAAGTTCACTCTCTTATTGCGTTAAGGATAAGCCAGATTAGCACGGCGTTGTGGTCCTTGTTGCCCTTGACTGTTCTGGCTGCTTCCTGAAAGCCCTTTGTGTCCCCGGTTATGGTGCCGTCACTTTGGAGCAACACTTGGGCTTGGTCAATGGCTACCGACATGGGGAATACTGGCATGGGATGGGGTGCCGCTGTTAGTACGGCTTCAGGTTCAGCCTTCTTTGCTTTGGTTTTCTTCTTAGCCATTACCACCACCCAAAATTAGAACCAACAAGCCATGCAAAAAAGCACAGCCCGAATAAAAGAATTGGCATGGTCCATTCGCTCATTTCACACCCGCCATACGGTATAGCATGTCAGCCGTCTTGATGATTGCCTTCCAGAAATAGGTCATTTGGCCCTCGCCATTTCATCCGCCTGTTTTAGAAGTTTGGAAGCCAGTGCCTTGTAATGCTCATTCTCAAATACATGACGACTGAACCGGCACTTGTCGTCCTTGTGCTTTGTAGCTTGCTGGCGATACCAGATTACTACGTTGTCAAGTGTGCGCTGGCAGTTCATAGAACTTTTATACCTTTGGATAATTGCCATGCAAATACGGATAAATCGCAGATGAATCTGTATTTATTACACGCCCCATCGTCTGATTTGGGATGCCCCGGATTTCGCTGTTCTTGAACGTCCAGCACTCCCCGCCTTCATCGAGAAACACTGTCCATAGGATATGATGTTCCTCGGAATAGTCAATTATCAGCACCGCTTGACCGCTTCCCTTTGGGGTCATGACCGGGATTTGGGGATTGAGTTGGAGAATCATCCTTAACGCACATCATATACTGTAATTTTAGCGTGCTCACCGGGACCATGCCTACCCAAACCACAAGAATTTCCACTTATGCTATTTGGACTAGGAACGCGATACTTATAAGGCCAATCATGCCGCCAACAAACTCCCGCAACCACACTACGGCTAATGCCAAGTTCTTTGGCAATCAAAGTAAAGGACTTTAGCCCACGCATCGAAAGAATTTTTTCGTTACGCGTCATTTTTTCGCTCCATAAACAGTTTCTTTGCCATGCTTTCCGTTTTCTTGTCCGTTGGGCCTTCCCATGATTTTTTGACAACCGGGCAGCCCTTAAACGGGCTTTCAATCGTGATGCTCCCGGCGTTCGGGGGGATTGCGTAAACCAATGTCGGCCCCGGCTCATGCCGAATAAAAACCACCGGCAAAATCTTATGAATCCTGCCGCGAATTTTCTTAGTCGGCATGATCGGGATTAGCCGATCTCTCAAAGCACATGCCGCTACATAGGGGCTAATTTTCATTTCAATCTCAAAATTAGTGGCCCCGGAACGTGAGGGAGGTAAACACATCCCGGAGCCGTGACGGGTAAATCGGACCATCCCCCGCCACCTTCCTGCATACACCATTGATTAAGAATTGCAAGCCTATTCTATCTTGACAGTGTTGTTATTCCAATTAAGCTGAACCAAACAGGAGAGGAAAATGAACTCATACCGCTGGCACTACTATGTAATCGACTTCGTTTGCTTTCTTGCGTTTATGGGTGTCATGCTTCTGGCCGTTGTCGCCGTGGTGCCGCGATGAAATTGTGGCTTATCCATCAAAGCCAGCATACCGATTATTTTAATTACGATAGTGCCGTGGTTGCCGCTGAAAACGCTCAACAGGCGGTTATGATTCACCCGGCCAATGGAGATGTATTCGGAACCGGAATTGCTTGGTCCAGAAAGCATAACCAATGGGCCCATACGCCTGAACAAGTATCGGCAACTTATATTGGCGAGGCCAAGGAAGGTACTAAGCAAGGCGTCATTCTTGCCAGCTTCAACGGTGCCGATTGAGTTGCGTTAGCGCAATCTTGGCCTACGGCCTTGGCGGCGGCCTTATCGGCAAAATCCTAGGGCTGACCGGCCTTGACGTGTTGGAAGCTAAGCTAAGAAAAATCCCCAAGGTCGAAGTCGCTACCTTCACTCACGATTCCTACCAGCTTATGACCGAACGCGCCGAACGTGCCGCACATCGCTGCCATATCGTTCTAGTCGGTCAAAGCGCCGGGGGAAACGGGGCCGTTGAAGTTTCCCATCGCCTATACCGCAAGAGCATCCCCATTGCGTTCATGGTTTTGTACGATCCTGCCGAGCGCATGGAATTGAAACCAATTCCCCCGAACGTCGCGTCCGTTCTTAACTTTTATCAAAAACAGGAATTGCTAGGACGGGCTACCGTGGTGAATGGGTCCAAGTATTTTACAGCCGCGAGAGTTGAGAACCGGCTGACCTATGATTTTCACATCTCAATGGCTCACAAATACCATGACGAAATTCTAAGGCACGTTCGCTTCCTGACCAATCAGCGCCTTTAGTTTTTTCCGCGCGGCCAGAAATTGCCCTCTGGAATTTGCTTTTGGGTTTCTTGCTGCAACACCCATGCGCCGGGAAAGTTTAGACGGATAACTTAACGAGCATCCATAGGTTTGCATTAATTCCTTTAGCGGTATTCCGTTTGAATAATCCCGCACAATGGATTGGCGTTGATCGAGTGTGAGTTTGGCGTACCTCATAAAAGAACCTCCTGCTTTGCTGGCTTCGGTGCTTCAACGAAAAAGTCAGGTTGCTTCAGCGCGTCCGATATGCGCTTGCGGGAGATGTCGTAGTATTTCGGTTCAATCTCAATGCCGATGAATTTCCGGCCTAGCTTCACACAAGCAACGCCTGTGGTGCCGCTGCCCATGAAGGGGTCGAGGATGGTTTGCGCCTCATCGACTTGCTGGATGCACCACTTCATAACCTCAAGCGGTTTCTGCGTCGGGTGAACACGGTCCTCTTTCTCGGCCATGTTTTGCTGGAGCATCCCGGCCCAACGCCATTTGATGCGCCTTACTGCTTGCGGTAAATTAGTCCAAGCTAGTTCACAGTCTGCGTATCCGTTTGATCCATTTTCCTTATCCCAAACGAGCCAGCATGACAATGGGCTGACATCGAAGTAATTTCCGCCCCATAATATCGAATTCTTTGCGGAATTGACGACAAGCGAAAGTAGTTCTGCGTCAATGGGCTTCGCGTCCCAATTCCCAACGCCGTAATCTTTCGACGGTGCGGCGGCAGAACCATGCTGCTTGTTGGCGCGCAAGTTTTTATCCGCGCCAATCCCATACGGCGGGTCAGTCACCACGGCATCGACCTTGCCTAGCGTCGGCAAAATCTCACGGCAGTCACCGCAGTAGATTTCAATTCCTTCGGCTAGAATTTCGTGCTTCACCGCCCATACCCCCAAGTCACAACCGCAGTAATTCCAAGCGCAAAAAACCAATATGCCGAGTCGGGATAATAACCCCGAACAGCAAATTGCACCATGTTGAGAGCGTACAGGCTCATGATAACATAGTTGAAAACTTTTGGATCAAATATAAAATTCATTGCGGCGGCCATTCTGACTTTCGATAGCAGCCCTTCGTATAGGTGCCGTGAATTATCCCGCGTCCGTTTACGCGCCTTTCATAATCATCCCACGCTCGCCATTGGGAAGAACCTATCGCAATCCAGATATTTTCCTCATTGAATTTTTCCTCTTCTTCTATCAGTTCCGCAAACGCATCGAACCGCCGATATTTCAAATACCGGCAAGCGTGAATGGTCCGATAGTCCTTCTGTTTTTCAATGTAAGACTTGAAAGCCGGTAGCGACTTGATCGCCTTTTCCTGATCCGTATCGTCAAGTTTTGCAAAAGCCACCGCAGCTTCCTTTTTCGACATGAGCGGATCACGCGGATAATTTTTCCAGAACCGATCAAATTTGTCCGTATATTCGGCCGGCTTTTCCTTGCGCTCGCGCTTTGATTTTGGCGCGGAAATAATCGTCATTCCGGCAAAAAATGCCTTTGTTATATAAAATTGGGCTATGTCTAGCGGTATCCCATGTTCAACGGCCTCACCTACAATTTGAGCGATTAGACTTGAGTGATCCCGCATCCTTCCTTACCCCTTTTGTTACTCGTCTTAAGGTATGAAACTGAAAAGAAAAAAAGGGAAAAAAAGAAAATGGAACTCTTGGAACCGGGGGGATAGTAAGGGGGGTAAAAATTTGGCCGGTCAAGCTATCACTTGGTCTATTAGACTTTAGTCTAATAAGCAGACCCCATCTAATACTAAAGTCTTACTACTAAGGTTCTAATACTTTAGTCGTACTACTTTAGTCTAATAACTAGCTATTGTGTATTTTCCTTAATTGCCTTATATTACTAGTAGGCCAGCACCCGATTGGGACGCCTCAAGGGTGCTTAAACAGGATCGAGGGCTTTAGCCTTGTGCTTGGCCCTCGGTTTCTCTACCCGCACCCGATGCCCCGCGCACCACGGCGCTTGCTCTTTTCCGCAGAAAATAGGCGAGCGAACGGTTTTCCCGCGATACTTGACTTCCGCGCTACCAAGCACCCACCGGCAGCCGCAAGGTTCATCCGAGAACATCGGAATACCATCGTCTATATTTTCAATAGGAAGGGCAGGAATAGGGTTAACCGGGATTTTGGTTAGCTTGGGAGCCTTTTTGAGCCTGACCGCTTTAATGGGCTTCTTTAAGCGGATTATGGGCCTTTTAGTATAGCCCGGTATCTTCCCGCGATGCCAAAGGCCGATAACTGAGTTTCTCGTGAACTTAATCTTGAATTGGGCCGCCACCGCCGCAGCTATGGCCGCCGACCGCTCGCCCTTAAGGGTTAATTCGGAAATTAGATTGATAATCTTATCGTTCGTACGCATCGGCATGAATTAGCCCCCATGTTTCGAGTTTCTTGATTGCTTCCTCTAGCCCGTAGGTGACAGCCACTTGCGCCCCCGCCCTTTGCAATTCCTGAAGGGTCTGCACCTGTTCGGCGGTTGGAGTGCCGTATAGGGTTTTCAGTTCCAAGCAATACAAATGCCCTAGCTGCGACCAGATTTTAGAACCCTCATCCGGGAGCGCCATAACCCGCCGCAAAATCATCAAATCCGGCAGCGAAACCTTGGCCCCGCTCGCCCCCCGCTGCGGTCCTAGCCTTGCCGCTACGTTGTGCCAGAAAAAGATATTTGGCCGTCCGCGTTCACGTAGGCTGGCAATGACAGCTTTTTGAATTTTGGCTTCGGACAGGTCAGCATCTTTCGCGCCTCGCTGATCGGTATTCCGAGCGAAGCCGCTACCTTGCAAGCGTCCCGGTTTTTTTGCCAATAATCTCTCCCGTATGCCCTGATTTTCTCACGGTTTTGAATCCGATAGTTACGCTCTTTTTCCTTTACGCTCGCCCGATATTCAGGATCGGTCGCCATTTTCTCCATGTGCCGTTCGTGAACCTTTTTGCTTCTGGCGCGGGTTTTGTCTTTGTTTTTCTTCCGCCACTCCCGCATGGCGATAATTTTCTCCGGGCTTGCTTTCATAGTCCCTCAATAATTCTTGACAGTGTTTTTTAATTGGCATAAGGGAGGATGAATTACAAGTGGGGTTCCTGCATGAAAATCAAAATCCGCAAAGGCGGTCCTGTACCGCCGAAGGGTGCTAAGGGCATCCGCAGAAAAGCAAGCTATCCGTGGCGAACAATGGACGTTGGAGATTCGTTTGTTTTTCCGCCTTACGTCTCGATCAGTTCCGCAGCGGCGCACACCATCAACGCCGGTCGTCGCACTGGAAGAAAATTCACAGCGCGTATTATCAAGGAAGGAAGCAAGGTTCGCGTTGGCTGCTGGAGGGAGGCATAATGTTTATCAGAAACAAAGGCTGGTTTATCATTGGCGCAATCTGCGCGGCGGATTTTCTAGTCGTATGGTCGCTCGTTTCAACCATGATAGACGCCGACAAGGACGTGAGCATCATGCGGGCGTTCATGTCCGGCTGCGTTGTCACCGGGTTTCTGTATGTCACGCTTGGAATTTCCTTCCGCATCATTGACAGCATTTACCAAGTGGACAAGATCAACAAGGCTTATGCGAATGTCCGGCACGTTTACCAAAGCAATTTGAGACGTGCGGAAGAATCCGAGCGGCGGGTAGAAGAACTGGAATTGCCGCTGCATGAAGCCTTGGAATATCTGAAAGACCCACATCGCGTTAAGACCACGCGGGACAAGTCTTTCGCGATTGCGTCCCGTATCGAGCAAGCCATGCGGAAGGCGGAGGGACTAACTTGGAACGTACAAGAACCGGAATATGAAGCGCCAAAACGGATAGAGCCGCCAGCTATTCCCATGCCGCAGCGAAACCACATGCAACGGCAGCTAGAGGCGCTGAAAAACAACCCGACTTTTTTTGAAAACAAATACCCGCTGAAAAGGAAACCGGCATGACCATCGAGCAGGAAATTCAGAACGCTATCGCTGCCCGTCCAATGGCGCAGCCGGACAGCCTCGCCATTCAGGCAATCGACGAAGCATTGAAGGGAACGGTTAACCAGCTAGACGCGGTTATCAAGCTGCTGGAAGATCAAAAGCGACAGCTACTCGAATTGAATGACGCGGTGCAGATGCAAGTGGTAAACGCCATTAACGCCGCGCATGACGTTGCCACCTTCGCGTTGGAAATGAGCCGGGGAGCGCAGGAAAGCATTAATAAAGTCGAGGTTATGTTCGGTCAAAAGTGAAGAAATGCCCATCTAGCAATGGTTTCCGCCTGTGGATAAATTCGCTTGACAGTGCGAAAGAATAGTTTAGATTAGGGTCATACAGAACGGGGAACACGGATATGGCGAGCGGACGGGCAAAGAAACAGATTAGTGTGGCGCTTTGCATATTGGCAAGTCGCAAAACTGAGGGCTGGCTATCGCTCGACGATACCGGCTCAACGCCGAAGCAGATGATCGAGTCACCGTACTGCTGCAAGCGGTGCCGCGCAAAACTGGAGGTCAAATAATGGACCTCTCCCTCCGCGCATCGGTGACGCTCGAACACAATGAAATCTTCATCACGGAATTTGACGTGACGGTCGAGTGCACCGTCAACAAAACCCACGTCGATGCAACCGAAGTCTTGATCGACGGCATCCATATCGAAACCGGCGGCGTCTTTCACTTCGACAAGAAATTTCTCGATCTGCTCGACAAGCGCAATCCCGTCTGGCTGCAAGAGCTCGGTCAGGAAGCAAAGCGGTATTTGATCGCGAACGGAATTGAGGATCAAGCCAAAGAACAATTCTGGGAATCGTATCAGCAACAGGCGGCGGAGTAGGAGAACGGAAAATGGCGAAACCGAAATTGACTGCGAAGGAAGAAAAGGCGCTCCGCGAAGTCCGTGCTGCGCTTGCGGCGGGCCACATCGTTCATAGGCGAGAGTCAGCTCTCGACAAAATTAGCCGCCGCTTTGAGCAGGCTTTCGGGTCAGCACCCGCTAAGTTTTTCAATATGGGGACTGCCGCTTCTGATCGGGAGTGCGGCTCGGTTGGCTGCATCGGAGGATGGATGGCGGCCAGTATGGGGAAGAGCAAAGACGAAGCCCAAGATTTTGTGAATATCGACAGCAAGTTTGGCGAATTGTTTTTCCCCGGCGGCGGGACATCCAATTGGGAATACGACCACATCACTGAAAAGCACGCCATCAAAGCAATCGACAATTTCCTGAAGTGCGGCGACCCGAAGTGGCTTCAAGTTCTTCGCGGCACGAAAGCACTGCCCTCATATCTGCGCTAGCGCCATGACCACCCTCTATCCCAAACCACACGCAGACATGATGCGGGGGAAGTGATGAAATACGAATTTACCGGCGAAACCAAAGTTGAGTTTGGCATCACCTTCCGCCGCATCCGCGCGCTTGTCTCGATTGAAGCGACTGGCGTCGTTAAGGGCCAGATCGGCGGGTGGATCGAGAAAGAAACAAACCTCGCGCGGGTCTCCGGCGATGCGTGGGTCTCCGGCAATGCGCAGGTCTCCGGCGATGCGCGGGTCTCCGGCAATGCGCGGGTCTCCGGCAATGCGCGGGTCTCCGGCAATGCGCGGGTCTCCGGCAATGCGCTGGTCTCCGGCAATGCGCTGGTCTCCCCTGTCACCATTACCGGCCTGACCTGGACCGTTACCATCGCGGATCAGGAAATGGTCATTGGCTGCCAGCACCATGAAATTTCCGCT